AAAATAGTATGTTTAGGTATAGAATGTGTTGACACTACATTAAAAGGCAGTTATAGTTCTTTGAATGAGGTGCCGACATGGGTTCAAGAAAGGTTATCATTGTTGATGATGCTTGAATCTAAAGCGACACTTGATAATATAGGTACAAGACTAGCCGACGATAGATTTATAATTAACGGCAAGTAGTTTTTGTTAGTCCGTGACTAACATTTTTGGGGGGTGAGATTCCCCTCGCTACTTGCCGTTGAAACCAGTTTTTACAAGGGGGTAAAATGGATAAGTTTAGTAAAATAAGATCAAGTATAAGAGACGTACAAAGAAAAATACGTGCTGATAATTTAAATAAGACACCTGAAGAGTTAGATATGCACGAGAAGTTTGAGGACAGTCCAGTAGCATTGAAAGAAATAGAATATGGTAGAGTTGTGAGAGTACCTACTGAATTAGCAAATGGTGTGTCACCATTAGCCGAGACAATGTCTGCATCTGATACAAATAAATATAGACATACTCATGGTTCGGCAACAAACGGCACTAGGTATACATATAAAAAGAGGGAAATGTAATGGCTATGACACCCGAGGCAAAAGTTAAGAAGAAAGTGGTAGCACAGTTAAAAGAGATGGGAGCATACTATTTTTATCCCGTGACTGGTGGCTATGGTTTTAGTGGTGTGCCCGACATAGTTGGGTGTTATCAAGGTATATTCTTTGGTATCGAGTGCAAAGCAGGTGGCAACAAGCCTACGGCATTACAAGATAAGAACTTAACAGATATTAGAAACCAAAAAGGGATTGCAGTAGTCATCAACGAGAACAATATAGATAGTGTTCGTAACCTCTTTGATGATTATTACATTGGGGTTAAGCAGTGAGAGACCTCGTGAACATGGCATAAATATCCACTGCAATGAGGGTAGTCACACTCCTTTCATACTATGACTATGACCTCATCGTAGAAGTACGTACTACTAGTCCCCCTCGGCAAAAGGGGGCATCAAATTTATAGGAGGATACTATGGCTACAAGATGGAAAGATGATTTATGTCCTAAATGTAAAGCATACATATGTTTTACCGATGGGTACGCAATATGCAAGGTTTGTAAGTTATCAATAGATAACACGAATTTAGAAGAAGAACAGTTAGAGTTACCATTAGATTTTGAGGAGGACAAGAATGACAGATAAAGAAGTTAAGGTACAGAAGTACCTATTGAAAAACCCTTTGGCTACTGTGACACAGATAAGTAAAGCCACAAAGGTTTCCAAGTCGTATGCTCATAAGATTAGAGGTAAGATAGCCACACCAAAAGAAGTTATCATAAAGCACATGAACAAGCAGGACCGTAACGATCTGTTGCGTGAAGCAGTGAGCCTTACTGACGGAGACAGACGCAAAGATTATGGCGATCCCGTTAAAAATCATCAGCACATAGCCAATATATTCAATGCGATAACGGGTCGAGACTTATCTGCCCGTGAGATTGTTTTGGTGCATGAGTCTACCAAGATGGCTAGACGTATGACAAGTCCGAAGAAGAAAGATCATTATGTCGATAACATGGCTTACGTCGGTATCGAGTATGAATGTGTTATGGCAGAGGAAGATTAATGGATTTAATTACATTAGACTTTGAAACTTTTTATAGTAAAGAGTTTTCATTGAGTAAGCTGACAACCGAGGAGTACATACGTGACCCTAGGTTTGAGGTTATCGGTATAGGAGTCAAACTTAACAATCAGGAAACGGAGTGGGCAAGTGGAACACACGAAGAACTTAAACAATATTTACAAACATTCGATTGGGAGAAGTCTATGGTGCTTGCTCACAATACTATGTTTGACGGTGCTATTCTTAATTGGATCTTTGATATTAGTCCTAGGGTGTATACCGATACTTTGTGTATCTCCCGTGGTGTTCACGGGGTGGAAAGTAGCAGTAGTCTCAAGGCATTGGCTGAAAATTATGATATCGGAGCAAAAGGCACGGAGGTCATACAAGCGATCGGCAAGAGGCGAAAGGACTTTACGGAAAGTGAATTAGCAGACTACGGAGACTATTGTATTAACGACGTAGATTTGACGTACAAGTTATTTACTATAATGGCTCAAGGGTTCCCCAAGAAAGAGTTTAAACTTATTGATGCTACATTACGTATGTTTATAGAGCCTATCTTAGATTTGGACCTAGCAATGTTAGAACAACATCTCATGGAAACACGTGACAGTAAGGACGAACTGCTTACAGCGTCAGGCGTGACTAAAGAAGATTTGATGAGTAACCCTAAGTTTGCAGAGGCTCTTAAAACTCTTGGTGTCGAACCACCTATGAAGATAAGCCTTACCACTGGTAAAGAAACATTTGCATTTGCTAAGTCCGATGAAGAATTTAAAGCATTAGAGACGCACCCCGACGAAAAGGTGCAAGCGTTAGTGACTGCAAGGCTTGGAACTAAATCTACATTAGAAGAAACAAGGACTCAAAGATTTATAGACATAGCTAAACGTGGTCTCCTGCCAGTCCCAGTCAAATATTACGCAGCACACACTGGGCGATGGGGTGGAGACGATAAGATAAATTTACAAAACCTACCAAGCAGAGGTGTCAATGGTAAGAAACTTAAACGAAGTATCATTGCTCCCGAGGGTTACACTCTTATAGATGCTGACTCCTCACAAATAGAGGCTAGAGTTTTGGCTTGGCTTGCCAACCAAGATGATTTGACTGAGGCATTTATTAATGGTGAAGATGTGTACCTTAAGATGGCATCACGTATCTATGACAAGGCAGAGGAAGATATAACGAAGGACGAGAGATTTGTAGGTAAGACCACGATATTAGGTGCTGGCTATGGTATGGGAGCACTGAAGTTCCAATCACAGTTAAAGACGTTCGGGTTTGATATGGAGTTAGAGGAAGCACGGAGGGTCATAGGAATTTATCGTGAGACTAATTCGAAGATAAACAAGTTATGGCGTGATGCACAACAGATTCTCGTTTCGTTAAACAATAACGAATTACCTATGCGATTAGGTCGTGGCAAAGTATTGGTAACTGTGCCCAAAGAGAACGCTATACAACTGCCGTCGGGATTACTTATGCGATATGAAGATTTAGACTTTGAACAAGGCGAGATGGGTATAGAGTTTAGCTATAAAACTAGACGAGGTCGCACAAGAATATATGGTGGTAAGGTTGTGGAGAATGTTTGCCAAGCTATAGCACGTTGCATAATTGGTGAACAGATGTTAAAAATAAACAAGAAGCATCGAGCCGTTTTAACTGTGCATGACTCGATAGTTTGTTGTGTTAAGGACGAGGAAGTAACAGATGCACAGAAATATATAGAGGAATGTATGCGTTGGACACCCGACTGGGCAGATGGTCTGCCTATAAACTGTGAATCGGGCACGGGCAAAACTTATGGAGATTGTGAATGAGTGATGAGTATGAGATGGTTATAGGATTATACAAACAAATGGTAACTGTTAGAGATGATTTTTTGCGTTGCCCCGAATGTGATTCATCAGAGTTAGTTATAAACACATCGAGTGTAAACAAAGGGACAGTATTTAAAAACGATAGTGTTGTTATCGAGTTTTCTTGTAATGAATGTTTATCAAATATGACACTTGGTTTGTTTAATGATAATGTTGGGGCACCCGAACCTATTGCACGGATAAACTGGGTACAGAAACATGTCCCTCACAAAAAGACTGTTTTAGATGAATTAAAAGATCTTTCTATAACAGGTTATAGTCGTCAACTAAAAGAATATAATGATAAGTATGGTCTATGGGATCATAGGATAGGTGAACCCTTACCTAAAGGTGTACCACCTTTTCAACCCGAAGATTACCCAAAAAAAGAAGAAGTCAAAGACAATGTAATACATGTGCCAACATGGGCTAAGAATGGGAAAGATAAATGAGTATATCGCCTTGGTCATTTAGTAGGATAAAGTCTTTCGAGCAATGTCCAAAACAGTTCTATCATTTAAAGATAGCAAAGGACTATGTCGAATCCGAGACTGAGGCTATGCGTTATGGTACGGAGGCTCACCTAGTGGCTGAAGAGTTTATCGGTAGCGATAAGCCGATACCTAAAAAGTTTAATTACATGAAACCAGTGCTTGAGGCTCTTAAAGCTAGAGATGGAGAGAAACATTGTGAGATGAAGCTAGGACTCACACAGGATCTTGAGCCGTGTGACTTCACGTCAAAACACGTTTGGTGGCGTGGTATAGTTGACCTTGTAATTATTAATGGTGATATGGCTTGGATCGTAGATTACAAGACAAGCAAGTCAGCCAAGTATGCAGACAAAGGTCAATTAGAATTAATGGCACTTGCTACTTTTAAATATTTCCCTAAAATAAAGAAGATTAATGCAGGGTTATTGTTCGTTGTATCTAATAACTTTATAAAACAAACTTATACAGACGATATGATCCCTGCATTATGGAAAAAATGGCTATCTAATTATTCACGTATGGAGATAGCACATAGTAATAATGTTTGGAACGCACATCCAAGTGGACTATGTAAAAGACACTGCGTAGTTCTCGAGTGCATACATAACGGGAGTAACTAATGGCTTACACTAAATCGCCTAGACCTTACAAAAAAGAATATAAGAAACAAGTAGAAAGAAACGAACACCCTAACCGTATGGAACGTCAGAAAGCAAGACGTGCTTTAGATAAGAAAGGTGTTAAGCGAAAGGGTAAAGACGTTAGCCACAAGAAAATGTTAAGTAAAGGTGGTAGTAACAAAGACGGGTATTTTCTAGAGAGTCCGTCGAAAAACAGAAGTAGAAACGGAAAGAAGAAGAAAAAGGCTTGATTTAAAGCCCGTACAGCCACGAAACAAAAGTCCCGTGTGTGATTGTACCCTAGAAAAGTGACGAAAAACGCAGATTTTATCTGTTGCAAAAGGAGAAGACATTGGAAGTAGTTAAGCAGAAGTATACCTTCACGGGTAAATACAAGCCGTTCGCACATCAACGCAAGACGGCATTATTCTTTACACAACATAAAAAATCATTTTGTTTTAACGAACAAGGCACGGGTAAGACGGCTAGTGCAATATGGGCATCAGATTTCTTGATGCAACAAGGCAAAGTAAATCGTGTTTTAGTTATATGCCCATTATCTATTATGGATAGTGCATGGCGAAATGATCTGTTTGACTTTGCTCCACACAGAACTGTTGCTGTAGCACATGGCGAATCTAAAAAAAGAAAGTCTATAATTGAACAAAACACTGATTACGTAATTATTAATTATGATGGTGTAGAGATAGTATCAGAGTCAATTAAGAATGGTGGGTTTGACTTAGTAATTGTAGATGAGGCTACACACTACAAAAATGCACAGACCCGACGTTGGAAAACACTAAATAAACTATTACATGATAACACGTGGTTATGGATGATGACAGGCACGCCAGCGGCCCAAAGCCCAGTGGATGCTTATGGTTTAGCAAAGATGGTAAACCCAACGGCAGTCCCAAGGTTTGGTGGTACGTTTAGAGATATGGTTATGACTAAGATAACTAATTTTAAGTGGATACCAAAAGAAAATGCAACTAATACTGTGTTTAAAGTATTGCAACCAGCAATTCGGTTTACGAAGGATGAATGCCTTGATCTACCGAGCATGACATATGTAAAGCGAGTTGTAGAACTTACTCGACAACAAAAGAAATATTATGAACAACTAAAAAAGAAATTGATATTGCAGATTACGGGAGAGCAAGTAACTGCCGTAAATGCCGCAGTGGGTATGAACAAGTTANTACAAATATCTGCTGGTGCAGTATATACAGATGACGGTGCCACATTAGAGTTTGATATAAAGCATAGATATAAAGTGTTGAAAGAGGTCATTGACGAGTCAAGTCAAAAGGTTCTTGTGTTTGTACCATTCAAACATGCAATAAATATTGTGACGGATAGGCTACGAAAAGACGGTATTTCTACAGAGATAATACAGGGAAGTGTGAGTGCATCGGCACGTACAAACATATTCAAACAGTTTCAGGAAGCATCGANCCCACGNGTTNTGGTAATACAGCCAGCCTCTGCGGCACACGGTGTCACGTTAACAGCCGCTAATACAGTAGTGTGGTGGTCCCCAGTCAGTTCGTTAGAGACTTATGCTCAAGCTAACGCACGTGTACACAGGTCTGGACAAAAGCATAAATGCACGGTTGTGCAGCTACAAGGTTCTGACGCAGAAAAACACGTTTACAGACTNTTAGATAACAGAATAGACATCCACACAAAAATTACTGATCTTTACAAAGAAATACTTGACTAAGTAATATATAATCACTATATATAATGTATCAGTATCATAAGGGAGAATAATATGACTGAAGACGACAAAGTGTCGGTAGATAAACTGACTGGGACGTTTATAAAAATAAGAAACGCACGTGCTGTTTTATCTGCTGAGTTTAAAGAGAAGGATGCCATTCTTGTTGCACAACAAGATACGCTCCGACAAGCACTACTCGATTATTGCACAGAGCAAAACGTTGAGAGTGTAAGAACTTCTGAGGGATCGTTTTTTAGAACGACTAAGACAAAGTTTTGGACAAGTGATTGGGAATCCATGTACGAATTTATCATGGAGAATAAGGTTCCTGAGTTTTTTGACAAACGTCTTAATCAGACTAACATAAAACAGTTCCTCGAAGATAACCCCGATCTGATGCCTAAAGGGTTGAATCAAGATACGGAATATTCAATAGTAGTGAGGAAGAAATAATGACTGGAAAATACGTACCAATCGAAGATGTGGCGAAACACTTCTCTGTTTCCATATCAACAATCCGTGCATGGGTTCGTCAACAAGACATACCACAAGACACTTACATAAAAGTAGGTAGTACTTATAGGTTTTGTATTGATGATGTAGCGGATGCACTAACTAAAGCAGAGAAGAAAAAAGAGGAGCCCGTGCTTATGGAAGCAGGTGCTATTAACTTTGACGATGACATATAAGGGAGATTTAGAATGTCAAATAACTTATCTATGAATTTTAAGATTGATAATGTGGAGGCTATGTGGCCTCGAATAAACCGTACATATAAGTACGATAGCACGGAGCAAAGATCAGTTCCTTGTAATCCGACCGATGAAGGTTCTGCATATACATTGCAGTTTCGTATGTCCGAGGAACAAGCAAAGGCATTATATAAGCAAATGAAATTAGCTTATGAGTCAAAGAAAGAAGCAAATTGGCCTGAGAAGTTTGTTATGCCTTTTAAGAAAGAAGAAGACGGTACATATACGCATAAGGCTAAATTAAAAGGTGCTTATGGCAATGAGGCTACGAGAAAACCTGCACACTACGATGCGAAAGGCGTTAAGTTACCTGATGACTTTATGTTAACTAATGGTAGCCTCGTTAACGTTGCTGTAGTTTGTGTCCCGTATAATATGCGTGATAACGGTGTGTCATTAAGATTAAGAGCAGTGCAAGTTGTGGATTTAAAACCTATGAAGGAAGACAATCCATTTACTGCCGTTGACGGGTTTGAAGCTAAAGAAGCTGATGAGAATCCGTTTGAAGACGACGCACCTATAGAAGAGCCTAAAAAGGTAGCTACCAAACCTGCACCCGAACCTAAAAAAGGTGCAGATAACTTGGCGTCTTTAGTCGATAACTGGGATGACGACTAACACTAGAACCTTACCACGACTAGGATAATTTCCGAAAAAGGTGTGTACCGACACCTCTGTCGTGGTGACTCTCGGTTTTGGTGGATAGTATGGAAACAGATATATTTTTAAAAAGTGTGCTTGCAGATGGTGGTCTGTATGGTTTGTTAGCACTACGTTCTAGCGATAATGGTAGAATACAAAAGTTCTATCCTACAGTAGGACATTTAATAGATGGAGCCGTTGCCTTTGATGAGAAAGGTTACGATTCTTACTTCGGCTTGGCTACGTATGATAAAGACGGGTCTAGAAAAGCAGACAATGTAAAGGAACTTAAATCATTTTTTCTCGACTTGGATTGTGGTCCAAGCAAAGACTATGCGAACCAAGGTGACGCTATAACCGCATTGCGTAGGTTCTGTAAAGAATTAAAATTACCTAAACCTTTGACTATAAATTCAGGTAGAGGTGTGCATGTATATTGGATATTAACGGAAAGCGTAGGTGCAGAGAATTGGTTGCCTATTGCTACCCGCCTTAAAGGTCTTTGTGCAAAGCATAACTTGTTAGCAGATGTTGCCGTGACGGCTGACGTATGTCGTGTACTTCGAGTACCTACAACGCACAATCATAAAACAGACCCTCCTACAGAAGTAACTTTCTTTGGTTTTGATGCACCTCCGTTAGTAGACTTTGATGAGTTCGCTGAATTGCTTGGTGATGATCCGATAGATATACCTAGAAGATATGTACCTAGCGAGGACAATTTTCCAAGTGACAGAGAAAATGTGTTTGCAGATATTATTACAAAAACTAAAGCAAAAAAAGGCTGTGCTCAGATAGAAAATATAATTAGGTATCAGCAAGATATAAGTGAGCCACTGTGGAGGGCAGGTCTATCTATTGCTAAATACTGTACAGACGGGGATGAAGCCACACATATTCTATCCAGGCACCACTCGGACTACACACAAGAAGCTACTAACAGGAAAGTAGAGGCTATAAAAGGCCCGTACTTGTGTAACACATTTGATGATTATAGTCCTGATATATGTAAAGATTGTATTCATTGGGGTAAGATAAAATCTCCTATAGTATTAGGGCAAAGAATAAAAGAAGCAACAGAGGAAGATAATGTAGTGGAGGCACCTGCGATTAACCTCCCAAATTCTCCTACTAATACATACACTATACCTATGTACCCAAAACCATATTTTAGAGGTGCTAATGGTGGGGTATATATAAGGACACGAAATGCAGAGGGGGATCCTGATGAGAAGATTATTTATCATAATGACTTATACGTAGTTAGAAGATTACGTGATGTAGAGATTGGTGAGGCAGTTGTGATGCGGTTGCACTTACCTAAAGATGGAGTAAGAGAATTTACTTTACCGTTAACTGCTGTTACATCTAGAGATGAGTTTCGCAAATTTATGTCTATGCAAGGTGTAGCCGTTACAAAGATGGATGAAATTATGCAATACACAACAACATGGGTAAATGAATTACAAGCAAACAGTGTAGCAGATCAAGCACATAGACAGTTTGGATGGACTGATGAAGACTGTAGTTCTTTTGTGCTTGGCAATCAAGAGATATTTAAAGATAAGATCGAGTTTAATCCTCCATCTACACAGACGGCAGGTTTATTTCCGTCGTTCGAGCCACGAGGCACTATGGAAGAATGGAAGAAAGCCATAAATTTCTATAACAAAGATGGGTTTGAATTACATCAGTTTGTGGTGGGCACGTCGTTTGGCTCTCCGTTGATGCAGTTTTCTCCGATAAACTGTGCTGGACTGCATATATATAGTAAAGATTCGGGTGTTGGTAAGACTACAGCCATGGCTGCCGCTGTGTCCGTTTGGGGTAATCCTGACGACTTGATAATACACGAACGGGACACGTTCAACACTAAGATGAACAGAGGCGAGATATACCATAACTTGCCACTATATATGGATGAGTTAACAAACACGCACGGGAGAGAACTAAGTAACATAGCTTATCAGCTGACGGGTGGTAGGCAACGAGGTCGTATGGCTAGTGGCAGTAATACCGAGAGACACAGAGGTGAAGCGTGGAGATTACTTGCAGTTACTACTGGCAATACAAGTATGATAGAACGGATAAGTATTATAAAAGCTATGCCTAAAGCAGAAGCACAACGAATAATGGAGTGCCGTGTTAAACGTATGCACTTTGAGACTAAAGAAGAGACTGACGTGTTTAGCACATCTATAAAAGATAATTATGGACACGCTGGCAAACAGTATGTTCAATATATAATGGACAATCAATCTTCTGTTAAGAAGTTACTAGCAGATGTACAACAGCGTGTGGATAAAAAAGCGGGTCTGACAGCAGAGAATAGATTTTGGTCTGTACTAGTGTCTGCAACTGTTACTGGGATTATGATAGCAAAGCAACTAGGTCTAGTAGATTACGACTATAAGAAAATATTTAAGTGGGGCATATCACAATTATTAGAGAATAAACGTCAAGTATCAGACATGAACATATCTGTTGAGGAAATACTTAATGACTTCATACACGAGCATTGGAGTAATGTGTTGTGGATAAAGAGCACGGATGATTTACGTAAGCAACAAGATATTGACAATGATTCTTTGATTATACCCGAGGCTGTGCCTAGAGGTAAACTAGTCGCACGATACGAAACAGATTTAAAACGTGCATACTTATTACCAAAACCACTAAAGTCTTGGTGTGGTGAGCAACAGATAAACTACAATTCTTTTGTGCATGACCTTACAACGAAGTTAAATGCAAAAAGATCTAAGATAAGATTAAGTAAAGGTACACATATGAATCTACCTCCAGCCGACGTGATAGTTGTAGATTGTTCNGTAGAGAANNTAGATGGCAATACTGAAGAAGTATGATCTTAACCCTGATGGGGTTCGTATAATAGTTAACTGGGATGACATGGTAGCAGGTTCTTCTGTGTTTATCCTGTCAGTTAACACCCAGGAAGCACTAAGCCAAATCAAAAGTGTGATGAACGATAAAGGCTGGGAGTATCAAATGCAGATACGCATAGAAGACGAGAAGTTAGGTGTACGTGTTTGGCGATTGACTTAGATATCACCCCAGTATTCATTGCTGTGTTCTAGTAGCAACTGTCTCATCTTCGGGCTCAACGTAACGCCATTGTGCATTTTTGCTGACGATAAGTAGTGCATCTTCATTGATCTTAGTATACTTTCACCATTTATACCATGTTGAGGATGCCTATTATTATATTTTTCCATTTCTTTTAGTATGTCCTCAACGTCATCTCCCATACGTGTCGCTACATAAAATTTCTTTAATAACTTAGTTCGTCTCTCGTTTACAGCTCTGTCTATCTTTTTTAGTTGTTGGTTCTGCTCTTGTTTTAACGTGTAATCTGTAGGAGGAAAACCTATGACTTGGGAAAACAAACCCCCAGTAGATATATCATCATGTATAACATCACCACGTCTTGTTAAAATGCCTTCATCTCTTGGATATCTATACGCACCTTTATATACATTACGAAATGCGGCTGGTAACATGGCTTCTACACCACGTTCTATGTTCCCTTGATTTACATCTTTTACACCTCTACTAAAGGATTGATACACACTCCAAGCAGGTCCTCCTATAATGCCCATCAATAAATCAGCATCGGAGGCATCATCATTATAGGGATTATCTCTAAATAATAAATTAGATAGACCAATACGAGAAGATATGTCTGTGCCTAGTAAAGAAGATATTGGACCTTTGTAGGCAAATTCACCTATATGCTTACGTAATATTGTTTGAGCGTCGTCTTCTTCATCATCTAAGAACAAGTTAGCAACCGCCATTACTGCACCGATCAAAGGTAGTCCTGAAGCACCTGCTAATAATGTAGAGGATAGCACGATACCGTATAACTGATGTCTAGCCGCTTTCTTTACTTCTGCACTTTCACCTTTTAATGCAGTATCTAACGTTTTAAACATAGTATAATACATTTGTATACCGTATGACTTATACATAAGAGCTACACGACCTATGCCTTGTTGAGCAATCCTTGGTGCTGTGGTTAATGTAGCACCTCCGTTCATTTCTTGAGATCTATATATAGCTTCTTCAGCAGCTTTTTCTCTTCTAGCTGTAAGACTCATACCCTTTTCTTTTGCGGTAGGGCTTTTTTCCATACGCTGAAGCTCTAGCTGATACGTAGCTGTCATAGCCACTTGTCTGTTATATCGTTCAACTTGATGAAAAGAAAAAGCAGAATATGCGTTTGCTTTGTCCCATATACTTCTTGTACGTCCTGCCTGTTCAATACCGAGTGTATCATAATACAATGACCTATTTAATCCACCTCTATCACCTGCTGTTTTTACAAGTGTCACAAGATCATTTTCTATAAATTTTCTTTTTTCTTTAGGCATCTTTGATAAGTCTACGTCTTTTCTAAGAGTCAAATTACCGTTTGCATCAGACTCAAAATAATTATCTATAGATGGCATACCTTTGACATCTACCTTACCTTTACTAAGATCAACTCTTGATAACCTACGATGAAATCCACTACTTGCGATTATACCCGAAGCAAACGATATAGATTTGAAAGCGTTACCTGTTTTACTATATTTACCTTGCAATATAGGGAGCATCATCAATGGTACTTGCGATACGTTAACAATAGCAGAAGATAAGTTAAATCCGATGGTGCCTAAAAATGCTAGCCTATTTGCATTTCCTGCAAGTCTTTGAGCCATATCAGTAGGNGGATTACGAGAAAATTGAGCTCTTTCTAATAATTCTTCTAGTACTAATAACGCACTACTATCTTTACCATTCTTCTTCCAACCTTCACGTAGTTCTGCTTCTATTGCTCTTATCTCATTACTAGATTCTATACGAGCAACTTGCCTACTCATATCGTATGCTTTGGTTCTAAACACATCAAAAGCATCTCTGTTAAACCCTTCAAAGCCTCTGCCGTCTTCACCACCTCTTTTTTGCATGGATCTTGCAAATGATGTCTCAGGCAAACCTGCTATAAACAACTCCATTAATTCTTGTTTAGTTGAGGTGTAGGCATCTTTCTGCTGTTGTGTAGGGCTAGAGGGTTGTTGTTTTTCTACGATACTCATTATTTCTTTGATTAACCCACCTGAAGGAGAATCAGAGCTAAATTTTACATCACTCATTTTTTCATATTGCTCGATACTGTCAGGTACAACTCTTGCATCGTTATTTAATTCTGCGGCACGCCTGTTCCAAGCACTTACATCTTCAAAAGCCTCATATACTTGTTCTGTAGTATTAGTTGCAGGGTTTGTTGCAACGTATGACAACCACTTATCACCTCTACGAGCTAAAGGAAAATAAGGCTCTATATTCTTTTTATCAAACATTATCTTAAAAGCAGTCTTCTTCATTTTTGCTGCTTCTGTTTTATTATCTATTGATTGGTCAATCTTAGCACCCACAATACGTTTTAAATCTGCATATATACTGCTATATACGTCTCGCATTTCTGCGTATACCTCAAGCATAGCATCTCTATCTTTTTTATTTTTGGGAAGCATAGCTCTTAACTTGTCATATTCTTTTTGCTTATCTTTGTCTTTGTTATAATCTGTTCTATTCTTAGTTGGATCTACGCCTTCTCTTGTGCTTACAGCTACAAGTTCATTAAGTGTATCCACTTGTGTAGGATTTTTCTTTATCCACGCATCAAATACATTCAATGTGCCATCTATACGTTCATCCATCTTGTTAGTTTTACCGACTTGCGTTTCAATAGCTTTACGTAGTTTAGTTGCGGCTGGACCTAAACCTGGGAATTTTTGAGATATGTCATCTATTGCTTGCAAAGGTAAACCAAACAAACCAAACGTTTTTATCTTCTTAGCAAGTTCCTGATTACCTACCATCTCTGCTATTCTATTAACAAATCCTGCTTTTGCATCTGCAGAGTTATCCACACTGTTAGCTCTGTTTGATAAGAATGTAGCCAAGTCTTCTACTTGCCCTATCATAGAAGATGCTGTCAAGTCACCCGTGCTTCTAGTCCCTGGGGTTGGTGCTAATAAACCATCTACTAACAAGTCTACCTGTGTTAAGGCAGAGCCCTCTGGGGCCCGTGACGGCAAGCGAAATGTCTTACGTAAAAAGTTACCAATAGCATTTACAAACTTCTCTAATGCACTAAGTGGTTGTCCTTTAGGGTTTATACCTGCTAGCTTTTCTCTAAATCTAGGGTTACTCATGGCTTCAGCTACAAAATCTTTAACAGATTCGGCTCCATATGCCGTGTCTAACATGTCTTTAGTATCGTTAAATAATGCAGTTATTTGTTTGGTAAGTGGATGTGACTTTTTATCTAATGTTTTTTGTGTAATAGCATGTGTAGCCTCATGCAATATAGTATGTATATTGATACCAGTGTCACTGTCTAATGTTATTGTATCGTCTTTAATACTATATATACCTGATGCCTCTCTACTTGCGGCATCAATCAATGTCTTTTTTGTTTTTAGTTTTGTATTACCTAAACTACCTTCTAAAGCTGCGGCTATCTTTACAACAAAAGGACTATTTGTAGTATTCTGTATTGCACGTAGAGTATTTTTTAAATCACCTTTCTTTATTTGTTCTCTTACAACAGGACTGATAGGATCGTCTAAACCTTGTATGGTAGCGTGTTTTGTTAGTAACTCTTGCTCTGCTTTTGCAATTTGCACATCAGCCGCAGATGCCTCGAGTGCATCAAAATCAAGTGTAGGTCTTTTTTCTATAAGTTCTATATATTCAGATTCTGATATATTAGCTGTGCTCAACCTACCTTCTCTTGCTAATTTGTTTATCTCTCTAGTAGACATTTTCATAAACCCCGATAAAGATGGAGTTATGTTTTTAAGTTTTAATTTCTCTATTTTTTTCTTAACTTTTGCCTGTTTGTTTCTTAAATTTTGCTTAAAAGCCGCATCAGGATTATTAACCATGTCAGATAATTTAGTTCTTACAAAATCCTTTGCTTCATCTTCTACCTTTTCAGCCTCTTTTTCTGCCTTCTTTTGAGATATTTTTCTCTGATAGTCTATATAATCTGCTTTTGTTAAAGTTCTCTTCTTTGTACCTTCTCCATAAAGTTCTGTTAATACTTCGTCTAACTTCCCTTTTTTCTTTAACTCAGCATTTAATGATTTAACCCTTCTAGTAAGCCTGTTTTCTGCCCGTGTTTCTTCTGTCTTTTCTTCTCTCTTTGTATCTATATAATCTTGCACAAGAGTTTTTGTTTTAGTGTCCATATTCTTATTCATCCACCTAATAAGATTGGCACCTGTTTTCCCATCTATACCTTCAAAGAATTGTTTTTCTGCAGACATCGCACCTTTTTGTTGTGCAACACTTTCAGATGGAAATACGGTCTCGTACCCAGCCACAATAAAAGCATCTAACGGACGCTCAAACTTGCTAAGAAACTTCTTAGCTGACCTATTTGCTGTAACTTCAGCAGATTCCCCACCCTTTTGTGCAGGCACTGTAGATAACAATAACTTTTTAACTTTAGTCTTATCCTCAACACTCATAGGATCTTTTCTATCAGGCACTATCTCTTTATATTTCTCGCCAAGATTCTTAGTCATGGTGCTCCATTTTTTATCGCCTGCAGTCTTTTTATTTAAACTTGCTATCTCCTCGTCTATACGTTTTTGTGACTGCTCTTGAGTAATCTTTGGTGTGGCTTGCTCTACAGTTTTAAGGGCAGGTTTCTTAGCTGCGATCTTAGCATCAAACTGCTCTGCTTCTCTTTGTATTTCAACACCACGTGCATCTGCTTCTTCTTGTTTTTGTTGTTTTGCAGCATTGCTAATCTCTTGTCTAAACTTAGTCTTTGTAAGCCCAAGCCCTGTGCCCAACTTGTCAAAGTTCTCTTCAAATATTTGTTTCTGTGATTTTTTACTTTGTAATCCTTTACGTACCACATCTTCTACACCTGGTAACACGTCTGTCTGTGTATCTGTATCCACCGCTTCCCGCGCGTCAACGTCGGCCTTCACGGAAGCACTGAGCCTTTCTTCTCTTTGTTCTCTTGCTAAAGGATCTACTACTTCTCTTTGGTAAACAACTCTTTCGTCTTCAGTAAGGTCATTAAATTGCACACCTTTACTAACTTTATCTTCTGCAGATTTTAGTATACCTGCCTCTGAGTCAATATATTCTATTGCTTCTTCTTGAGGCATACTCTGTATTTTTTTCTGTCTTTCTCTCTCGGCTTTAAATCCAGCTTTAAATTCATCTGCTGCTTCATCATCTACATTTTGCCGTATTTCTTTTTCTATTCTAATTGCTTCTTTGTTAGCACCAAGAGCAGTTGTGCTAGCAGCTTCTCTACCTCTCATAACAAAGTTTGGCTCGGGATCTGTCTCTGTAGTTGTTGTATCAACTTCTTTTATAGGTTCAGGCTTGGCTTCAGTTTCTTCTACAGGTGCAAAAGGATCAGCCGCAGAGTCAGGAACTTTAGACTCAACTACTTCTTCCATTTGCAGAGGACCTTGTACTTCTTTTTCACCTTCAGGGAGAGGTCCTATTAATGTGCTAGGTGCTGTAGAATCTACAGGTTCTTCTGCAGGGGGTGTATCACCTCTGCCACCTCTGCCTCTAGGAGTGACAAGCTCCATAACTGTTTGTACGAATCCACCAACTCCTGCACCTATAGCAAACTGTTCTCCAGCGCCTTGAAATGCACCTCGTTCTGGGTTATATACGCCCTTCTCAATTAAGTTTTGACCTACGCCTGCAACAAATTCCTGTGCACCTTCAAGACCAGCTTCTTGAGCAATACGTTTAGCTGACGCAACAATGCCATCTGCGGCTTGACCACCAACAGCTTTTCTAAATTTGTTTAATATACTAATAGGAGATATAAGCTCGGTAGCACCTACACCTGCACCAAGAAGTGATGCAATGCCTCGTTCATCTTCTGTAGCTTGTCCTTCACGTGCACGTTCACTAGCCTCACCAGCACCAGCACCTACAGCTAAGCCACCTGCAAGAGGTAAACCAACTCCAGGAATAGCCGCAGCACCTAATATACCAAGAAACGATCCTACACCTTCACCTAGTTTACGACCAACTAAATCTTCTGAACCTTCATCAGCAGAAAAAAATTCTTGTACAGGATCAGCTATACCTTGAATAGTATCACGTAAGCTAGATTCTGTTTCTTCTGCAAATGGTGTAATGGCACCAAGAGCAGCACTTTCAAGCAACCCAGCAGCACCTCCACCTAAACCTTTAAGAAACTCTTCTACTTGGTCAGGTGTTATACTATCAAGAAACCCACCATCATCTTCTTTAGGCTCTTCAGGCACAGCATTAATACGTGCCATTTCAGCTTGATAATCTTCTTCAATCTTAGCTCTTTCTTCTTGCGCTATCTGATCTTGCACTGCAGCAATTAGGGCTTGTTCTGATGCGCCTTCTGGACCGTCAACTTCGTAAATAGATCCATCAGGGCCAGTTATTTCATATGTAGCCATATTAAACCCCTATGATTTCTTTTTTACTGTAAACCCACTAGTATCTATACCACCTGTTGTTGCTGTTGTTAATTTTTGTAAATTAACTTCATACTGTCTACGTTTTGCTGCATAACTATCTGTAAACTTTTTAATGTTAGCAGCAAGTTCTTCTCTTATTTTTCTTCTTTTTGCTTCGGCTTCTTTTGAATTACCAAAAATAACTTTAAGTTCGTTAGCAGCATTAGCTTGAAGACTTTTTACTCGTTTTGTCTCTTCCGCTTCATACAATCTTATCATATCGCTATTACTTTTTATTGTATTCCCTTGAGCTAAAATTTTATTTGTTTGTTCTTTTAGTTTATTAGCATCTTTTTGTATTTCATTTTTTACTTTTGAGTCAGATATATCTTGTATAAGTTTATCAGCCTCTAAAGCTCTAGTTTGTTCATTGGCTGTCAATGATGTGCCTGATGCAACACCTTGTTTTTTATCCGCCTGTGAGCCCTCAAATGCTTTTTGTTTTATACTTTGGCTTTTGTTAGCCTCATCCATAAACAATTTGTTTATTGCATCAAACTCAGAACGCCTTAGATTTTCTTGGTTTCTTTCAGCATTTATACCTGCAAGACCTGATGTTCTAAAAGCTTCACCTGCTGTGGCACCTTTGGCACCTAATAATGTTTGCATAAGTCTATCATTAGATAACTTGTCAGGGTTCATCATATTGTCACGCATATCTGTACGTTCTTTTAACAGTTTTTCGATCATAGCCTGTTCTGCTGGAGTACGTGCTGCAAAGTCTACAGCTTTTTGCGGATCAGATTTAAGCAAGTCGGATATACCACCTTTTACTTCTTTATTAAAGGCACCATCTGCAGCGAATTTACTTGCATCAAACGTTGGTGCTGCAGCAGCGGCATCAGTTATACCACCACTCTTGTCTTTTGCAAAATCATCTACGCCTACACCTGGAACTACAGGTTTTTTATCTAATCCAGCTATCCCACTTAATTGTCCCTGTTGCATCCTTGTCTGATCTGGTATGAGCTTTTCGTCTATGCCTGTTGTTTTTGGAGCAAATTGAGGTTTATCAGTATTAGCTAAATTTTCTAAATATTCTTTTCTTTTTTCTGCTTTTTCTCTTTGATCTAATATATCTTGATAACTATCTTCGTCCCCAAAAAGATATTCACGTATTTGCGAAAACTGTCCAGGGGCATCGATAACTGCTTGATCAGCGGCAGCTTTTAATATTTTCTTTCTTTCTTTTGGTCCAAGAAAAGCATCTAAATCTCTTGATAACTCACTATCTTTCGCACTTGTGCCCGCTGCTATGGACTCTATTAATGCGTTTTGTGTGTCTTTAGGCAGACTATCAAAATCTTTACGGCTAATATTTATTTTTCTTAGTAAATCATTAGTAACTTCACCCCCAGTTTCAAAACCAACTATACCACCTTCTGCTAGCTTCAACATATTAGAAGCGTTTTGTCCAGCTACACCACTACCACTAGCGGCTACCTCGTTTATGTTTGACTGTGCTTGATTTTGTTTATTTTTTAATACACCGCTAACATTTTTTAACATATCATTTTTAGTTTGACCTGTAAGCTCGGCTTCATACTGCTGTGCAATAGTACTAGGTTTACTCTCCATCTTTAACTGCATATCACGGGCGTATGCGGCTTTTTCAGACTTCATCTTTTGCATAGCAAGTAAATCAACTAGTTCTTGGCTCTGCATATACCTCTTTTGTAACGCTGCAGGATTTTCTTTGTAAGCGTCTACCCTATTTTGTACGTCTGAACCTAAATTTGTGCCTATCATTATATCCTCCTATGTGCCTGCATCTACTTGCGCTGGGGTGCTAATGCCTTCAATTCCGTCCAGCACTGGATTAGCACCTACGTTTACCGCAGGTGCAGGAGTTGTATCACCACCAAATATACTCTTATAAAGGTTCTGCAACCCTCCTGCTGTATTCATTGCTGAAGTTAACCCGCTAGGTTGTTGGTATGTGTACGATTGTGCTGCAAGAGGTAAGCCCTGCAATAATGATTGCATGTATTGTACTTGTTTATATGGAAAATCTCTTTCTTCTTCAAACTGTGCTCTGTCAGCTGCAAGTCCTTCAGATTCAATACCACGTTGAGCTGCACCTAAATCTGCCTGTTTAATTAATGTACCTAAACCATACTGATTAGTCATATCCTGTGCAGCTTTTTGCAAGTTCTGTTCTGTATTAAACTGTTGCATAGCTTTGTCATACGCATTTGCATAACCTGTACCTGTAATATTAGCCACTCTATCTAATAAAGCACGATTACCTTCAGCTTCCATAACACCTTGTCTTGAGCCCCCAAACGCACCTGCTTTAGTTAACCTGCCTGCGTCTGCAACTCTTTGTATCTCTGCTTGTCTTCTAGCCGCAGCTATCTGTGGATCTAATGCGCTTTGTAAAAAAGGATTCATAAACTGCTGAGCAGTGCCCTCTTGAGTAAAACTTGTTGGTGTAAATGCGCCCATCTGCTCTGTAGGTAAAGTTAACCCTGCTAGTCCGCTAAAGGCTTGTGATTGCAAATCAGACTGACCAGCTGTGAGAGGTCCTTGATATGCTTGATATGGCATACTTCCAAGTGCCTGACCTCTACCAAGCATTTCTGTAACATAAGGACCAACATAATTAGAAAGAGCTGATTCTGTGCCTATCTGTTTGCCTGTAGTATCCCCAGCGTTAGTTGTACTTAACGGTTGTTCTGCCATAATTAAGCCCTCATTGTTGTATTAAGCATTTTGTCAGGGTTTATAGCAGGAGCTTGTTTTGTTGTACCCGTCCTAGCTTTTCTTACCCTATCCATCATTGCATATAAATTTTTTGCACCTGCGTCAGAGTTACCATTACCCATACCACTGACTACATCTGCAGGTACGACAAACTCACCACCACTTAATGCTGCTGGATCTTTTCCATCTATACTTGCAGGTATTTTGTCTGCCATACCATCTGTAGCACTTCTAAGATACCTAGGAGGTGCCAACCCTGCTATACCACCTGCAGCCATGTTTTGAGGAGTAGGAGTAGCAACAGGTATTGTCTGTCTTGCAGGATTAGCTAAATTAGCTGACTTTAATGCAGCTGCTGCACCGCTTGTATCTCCACCACCATAGTCTACGTCTGTAAAATATCTTTGCCCACTGCTTCCAGGTCTACGACTAGGATCGAATGACCCAGGAACTTGTTGTCGTGAGGCTGTATATGTAGGTATTTTTCCTTGGTATCCAGTCATTTGTGGGCTTCCACCACCAAATATACCTGTTAATATATTATTGTCGCCTAAAAGACCTGCAGAGCCTAAAGCACTNCCNAAACCACCTATACCTGCGGCTATTTTTTGCCCACTAAGATTACCCTGACTATCTTCAAAAATAGAACCTATGTTATCAAGAAAGCCGTCATCACCTGTGTTGGTTAAGTAGTTGTACGCAGTGTCACCAGCACCTAGTATTGTATCCCAAAAGTCAGCCATTAGCTATCTCCTATAAGCTTTAATAATGTATCATTAATTTTTGTAACTTGTCCACCTTTTCTATAAGGCGTTTTATAAAACGATTGCTGCCCTGCATCTCTAAATATACTTTGAAAATCGTAAGGTGTGCCTATTTGAGCAACAGGTGATTGTTTTACATCAACTGCTTGTGGTTGCAAGGCAGCGTACAACTGCTGTACATTTTGTTCTCTTTGTTGTCTCTGAGCTTGCATAGCACGTCTTTGTTTCTCTTCTTCTGCTTGTTGTGTAAGCAGTGTTTCTATTTGTGACTGCGAATCTGCTACTTGTTGGGCAACGTCGGCTTTTGTATCAGCTATTGTGCCAAATATACCTGTGGGAGCAAACTTGGAATCTTGTGCAAACTGTACATCTTGTCCTTGCAAGGCATTTTGCAGTATTGCTTGGTCAGCTGCGTCTACCTTGCCGTCACCTGTAACATCATATTGTAGCATTTCAGGAGTTAACTCAAATGTAGACGGGTCAGCCAGTGCTTCTTGTTGTGCTATCAAATCAGTAATAAAGTCAACATCTACATCAGTCACCTCACCTGCAGGTTTACCAATTATGTCGGCTATCTGCGTAATCTCATCTGTGATGCCAGATCG